ATTCAATTTCGGTGGATTCCAAATAGGTATTTTTAGCCAAGCTGTTAAGCGTGGAGTCATTACCCAAGGCCGTTTCTACTTCTGCTGAAATGGTATCAACCAGATCATCAAAATTAGAGACTGCTTTTACATATCCATCTACTACTAATGATAAATTTCTTAAAACCGTTCTAGCACTACCTATAGTTTCAGGTTCGCTTTCTTCAGACTTGGTGTAAATCAATAAACCTGGCAAGTTAGCCGCACCAAGAGGATAAATTCTTGATTGATAAACTCTGGATCCAGTAGTGGTCAACCCGGTAAGGGTTGCCGCCGCTCTTTCTCTTAGTTGTTGTCTAACGTGCGCCATTATTGATCCTCAAGCACTAAAGCGGTAACGCCTGTACCGTCTGGTTGTACTGAACGAATATTGTAAGTAACGCTATCTATCGCAATCGTGTCGCTGACGTCTACATTTGCCATGTCCGAAGTTCTTCCTGTTGCTACAGGTTGAAATCCTTCAACTTCCATGCCCATCCCGGGATCTATTGCAAAATACTCTTTATTAATTATCACGTTAATAGTTGAAGCAGATCCATTGATGGTAATCGTTGCCGATGTTCCATGTGAATCCGTTTCAAAGTAGTTCGCTAGATCTGCGGACGATTCCAATACCATTACTTAGCCTTTTTCTTGGACGGTGCTTTTTTAACAGCTCTGTCCGCGATTTTTTCGGGTGCATCGGTAACATCGGTTGCCGTTTCATTAGAGACGTATTGTGTAACTTCTGCTGAAGCCACTTCTACTACTTCCCCTTTGTAACGCATGATCCCTCTGATATACGCATCCTTAATTATTTTTATTTGTGCCATTTTTTCTCCTTGAATGGGGGCGGTATTAACCGCCCCTAATCAATTAGTTATTAACTAACTACAACGTCCTTAATCAACGCGAATGCTTCCGGCTGTCTTACAGCAAGGTCACAATCTTGGAAGAATGCTAAACGCACACCACCAGAAGTTGATAGAGTTGAAGTATCGACTATCACATCGACTCCAGACCAAAATCCCATCATTACTTGAGAGAAATCGCCTAGAAGTACCGCGTGGCAAGATCCAGATACATTTCCTTTAGTAAGGTTGGAAGGTACGTTAGTCGTTTGATGAACAGCATGTCCTAACAACGTATTGGCTTCATTAATGATGAAGTTTCCTTCAACACCACTACCCTGTTTAGGCGTGTTTCTCATAGCGCCCATAACGCCTGGAGTCGTTAAATAGTTCTTAACTCCAGTATTGCCATTGTCTGCATTGATAGCTGAATCCATTTTCACTAAATTAGCGTATGTGATTGGGCCACCATTCGTTCCAATTGCAACGGTTGTAGCATCAGACTCAGTCAAAATACCACTAGGCTGATTTGTAGCTCCACCTTGAATAGCTACTTGGTCAATCGCATTAGCCATAGTTTGAATAATGTCATTTCTTAACACTTGTTCAATGCTTGGATCAGATTGTAAAGTTAGCTTTCTAGTGTAGTCCACAAAAGTAGCAAGCGTTTTAGGTGTCATTGTCACTTGACTAAATACGGAACTTCCTTCAGTTGGTGCCGCGCCCTCTGCCACGAATGCTGTGTTGGTAACCGAAGATGACATTTTAGGTATAGCAACATCACCAACCAATCCGGTTAGTACTCTTGCGCCTAATTGTGCAACTTTGGCAGATCCGTACAAAGCACCAACGAATTCGTTAGCTCTGTAATCTTCTCCAACAAGAAATCCACCTTGTGAGTTTGTTCCTGCCGTCTGATCACGTTGTCCCCAACTTAGATCCGTAGGAAGGTAGAACCCTCTAGCGTCTTTGCCTGTTCTTGATGCGATTTCGTTAGAAATTTCGCGTTCAAGTCCTGCTTTAGACCAATCATTGCTGATTGTTGCTCTAACAGCATTTAGCAAAGAGTAAGATCCTCTTTCTTTTGCGTTTAATCCAACTTCTGCTTTTGGAGTTTCCAATACAGCGTTGTTAGATATGTTGTCAAGAAGGATTCCTCTGAATTGCTCCACAGTATGCCCTTCAGCTATTGATGCGTCAGCCAAATCACGTTTGTGATGTGCGGTGGCTAATGCCATTATTTCTTTTGCTTCTTTAGCTACGGCAGATCTAGCAACGACTGTTGCTTCGGATCTGATTTCGTCTAAATTAACTTCTGATTTTACTTCTTCCGTCATTTTAATTTCCTTTTTTAAATTATTATTAATTACAGGGGCGTTAACCTCTGCGGTTTCTTGTGATCTAGCAACACCAACCATAGGATTGGTATCAGCAGGCAAACTTACCAAACTGGCTTCCATCGGAGTCCAACTTGCGCGGAATGTTGCATCTTTAGCTTCTTCATCTCTTACCATAGAGTTGATTCTGTAGCCTACAGATACGGATTTTCTTATTCCATCCAGTACGTCTTGCCATGCTTCTTGCGCAATTACGCTTCTTCCGAAACGAATCTGTGCCAATGTCCGATTGGTCGCGCTATCTAGTTCAAACGATTCTACGATTCCAACAAGGGATCTGCTGTCATGGTCAAGCAAAACAGGCATATTGCCCGATTTGGCCCATTCCATGTCAACGGATTCTCTGCTGTGATCAAGAATCTCTATTCCAAAGCTACGTTCTACAGGTTCCTCACTAGATAGAGCGATGCGGACGGTTCTTTTTTCCTCATCTATGTACTCTGCTCTTGCCAGGTCTATTGAACGATAGCTAGTCTCTCCGCTATTAAAGCGTTTATCATCATCATCTTCTTCGCTGTATTCGTTAGATTCAGTTACTTCTTCAGCGTCAACTACTTTTGCGTATTTGACGTTTACAGAGGTTTCATCTTCTTCAACAGCTAAAATATGACGTTTTTCATTTTCTACGTCCATTTTCCTTGTCTCCTTGGATTTAGGTTCTAATTGCGAGCCGTTAGGCTCATTTCTCGGATCCGTATCATCGGATTCAAAAATCTTTTCAAATTCTTTATTCATGTGTCTCCTTAAGCAGAGCAGCAAAATCCCTTAGTCCTATACAATCAAAGGATAGGAGAGTGCGCCCCATACCTTTTATTTGCTCGATGTAACCGAAGCCACATTCCCACCTCAACTGCTTAATCATCTTGCCCCTGGATCTCTGGTTCTACCGGTGTTGTTTGCGCTCCAAATGGTTGGAAGGCAGTAGATACACCATATTGCTCGGCTAATTTTTTCTCTCTGTCGTGCTGTTCAAATAATTCTTCTACGTCACGGCCATAAGTGGATTGAATATCAGACATTGTGACTTGCCCGGATTTAAGACCCAGAATGTTTGCTTGGATCTCTTTTTGCGGATCTACATAACTCCAAGATCTAGGAATAAAAGTAGCTGAATCAGCAAACTTGTCGAACCTGGTCATTGGTAATGGGATCTGATTGGTGGTCATGGCCATCTCTAACCATTCTCTAAAAACAGGTTCTATAAAGTGTGCAACAACAAATTCTTGTATAACTCCGAACTGTGCGCGATCTTCTAAAGATCCTGCACGAATAGAACTGTAGTTAACAGAACTTAAATCATTAGCTAGAGAGTGGTAACTTATGTTTAAACCACTTGATATGCCCATTAATATGGCTTTTTCAAAGTCTGCAAAAGCCGTGGTGGGGTGGTTTGGTTCAAACGATTTGAAGTCCATGCCACTAGGGAGCTGCTCAAAAGTACCCGGCTCGGCTTCCATAATAGGCGTGTAAGTGTCTTGGGTATCATCTCCAACGTACCCATCACCTGCCGGAGAGGTGTAGAACCCCATTTTGCAAGCTGCTAACCTGGAAGCGGTCAATTCTGCCTGTCGATAACCGTTAAGCGTGTGGATCTTGTCCATCGCAGTTGATGTCCAAGGAACGCCCCTGGTCATTTCTGGTCGCTCTTGTAAAAAAGCATGGATTAATTCATCTGATTCAATTCTTTGATATTTTTCACTAGCAACCGTTTGATAGGTGGATCCCTCATAAGGATGATTCTTAAAAAGATGATAAGCCAAAGGTCTGCCCACGGTGTTCACCTCAACGCCCATTCTTATAGATCCTGAGTCTTTTAGTTTTAAATCGTATTCTTCATCCAAATGATCAGCTTCTATAAATTGAATACTGTAGCCGTAAGGATTTTCGTTAGTTTTAACGTGCTTCACCAAGACTTCGCCATCGCGTGCCAGGGTAGTTACAAAAAGCTGCTGTGCGTCTACAAAACTAAGTTTCCCGGTAACGGTACAATTTTGTTTCTTACACCACTTTGCGAATTCACGTTCTATGATCTGGTTTCCAACGAGATCCAATTGGCCGTTGTCGTCTCTGGCTTTGCAAGATAAGCGAATTCCTTTGGTACCAACCACGTTGGCTGATAAAAGGTGCAAATACCTTTTGACGTATGAATCATTCCTAGAGAGTTCCCTTGATCTGTCTCTTAATGTTCTAAGTGCAGGGCCAAGCTCTGCATCAGCAGATTTGGAACTGCTTAAAAAATCAGCAAATAATCTTCCGCGTTGTGCGCCTGCGTAACTTCTAAAATTAAAAGGCTTATTTTTTGTGCGTCTATTAAATAATTTTTTATACCAGGGCATTTAAAATCTCGCTTTGATTGTTGATGAATTGCCAAGGCCTTTAGCAATCCTGGCTTTGTTTAATTCTTTAGTAACTTCGTAAGAAGCTCTGTCTCTCATTGTGAATAATTCATCTGGAGTCATACGGCTAAGAGATCTACCGGCAATGCTCATGGATGATTGGTCGATACTCGCCCTGTTCTCTATGGTTGCATTGATTGCGTCCAATACCTTTTTCCAAAAAGACCGCGGATCTGTAGTATCGGCATCCAGGTTGGGTTCTAAGTTTACGGTTCCTGTATTAAGCACGATACGATCCGTGCCATTCGATATGTATTCCTGCCAGGTATACTCGCCTTTTGTGTAACCTACCGTGGTGCTGTCTGGAACCGAAATGGTATAAGCGGTAGCACTTTCTGCAATAACAGAACCGCTTAAAGCGATCTCTGTAG